TTGACGGACTTTGTAACGCTCGTAGTTATCCCTTTGAAAGCATTTGAAATTGTATTCGCACTTGACTTGAAATTTCCAGAACTAAGGTTGCCAAGTGTCTTACTTAATTCGCCAAGGCTCGCTATCAGGCTGTCTAGGCTACCCTTCGCCTTTTCGCTTTCCGCTTCGACTTCAATTCTTAACTTATCTACTCCATCCGTCATATCATTCACCTAAAAAAAAATAAGGGCAACAAGACTTAGTTTGCCGTGTTGCCCTCTGTGTTGTGTGTCGCCTTGAACGCCGCCATTGATAATTCCAGATTCTTCATTATGGCGATACCGTTCGCATCTATCTTCTCTTGTGTCACCTTATGCTTTTCTTCCCATTCTTGGGTGTATGTCTTTGTGCGGAATGACCTGTTTTGACCTTTGCCAAACGCATTTCCAAGCACCGTTGCGAACGCCTCATAAATGTATGTGGCTTGCAATAGCATATCCTCTTCCTTGCGCTTAACTTCAATCTGCTTCGCCTTACCGAATGCCCCTAACTCAAACGGGCTTAAATGGAAAAACAATTCGTAATCCATCCCGTTTGCCAAGGCGTTAGGCAGTAAGTCGTCGTAGACTATTTCTCGCCATTCTCTGTCGTCTCTTTCTTCGGTCTTCCTCGCTTGGCTTTCGGCGTAACTTCCGCTGTCGTCTCGGTCTGTGTCGTAAATATCCTCTCCAGACCGATTTTCTTGAAAAAACCGTCGTCATTCATGCACTCAATAATGACCTGCAATACTCCAAAATAATCGCCGTAAAGTGTGTCCTCGGCATCCGTATTCTCTTCTATCAGTTGGAATAGTAAATCGTTCGCCGTCTCCTTGTCGGGTACGCTACCGTCGCCGTATCTGTGCATACCGTGCGCCTCAATCAATCCTGCGTACCAAGATTCTATGACCGTGGGTATTACATCCGCTGTCATTTCAGCTATGTCTCCTGCCTTAGTCGCATCCGAATCCGATTCGACAAGCACCTTCGTTATCATCTTTATGCAATCATTCTGCAATGTTGCCCTCATCGAATATTTAAGCGTAAATTCCTTGTCGCCTATCTTTATCTTTCTCATAGCATTGCCCTCCTTATGCCATTACAAAAATAAGGGGCAGACATAATATGCCTACCCCTGTTTAAATCGCTGTGTCTGTATTAAAGACCGCCACCACTAATAGCCGGGTTGTCAGCTACCGTAACCTTGGTGTCATATCCCTTATACTCAACAATAGTCAAGGGGAATGAAACGGTCAGAAGTTCGTTCTGTCCTACCTCGGGCTGTGGAATCTGCTCAGGCGGCTGTCCAATGAAGAAGAATGCCTTATCCAACTTAGGATGAACAGTCTGAAACCACATCTGCTTACCGCCCGTAAGTGCCTTGTAAGCTGTGATAAGGTTGCCCCACTCTGTTGCGGTCTCATCTGTGAAGTTGACAACAACTTCTACCTGCTCGCCCGAATCAGCACGCCCTGCCACGTTACGTGTTACGTAATCTTCTAAGGCAGACGCATCAATATTCTGCGGCGTAATCGTGATACCGCCAATAGAGTTAATCCTGTCCAAAAGTGTGAACGAAGCAGGCTTAGTACCTGCTGTCGATTCTGTTCCGTAGGAGAATGTAACTCCAAGAGAACTCTGACCCGCAATACTTGCTTTAGCCATTTTGTGTACCTCCTTTTAGTTTATGCGCACAAAAAAACACCTCTTATGGGTGCTTCAAAAGGTTTCTAAAAAACGCCATCATCACATCCGATGATACGTCTGAATCTCGCTACGCTCTTGCGTATATCGCCGCCCTCTTGCAAGTAAACAGGCGACATTATCATATTGAAACGAAACTGTTTCATAAGTAACGCACACGTAGCGGTTATATCTTTGTTTTCAGCCAAGGTATCATTCGTTATGACTTGAATTTCAATGGTTTCTATGACAGCGTTTACACCGTCATTCGCCAAGTTGTTGCCCGTCTCACTTTGGGATACCTCGTTAAAATAAATCGTCGGGAACTCGGAAGGAGTGCTGTTTTGTCTTTCCGTCGGGATATTGAACGTGTAATCAGGAAGGGATTTTTTCAGCCTCGCCGAAAAATAGTTACGATATTTTGCTTCTATCTCCGACCACCATAATGCGTTATCGCTCATTGACTGAATACCTCTTTTGCTATGGTTGTTATCTGTGAAATCATTTCTTGGCTTGCCATCAACATAGGACGGCTAGGAGTTATCGCTGTCGCCAACTTAGTTATAGGAACTTCCCTAACATTGCCCTTTTTGTCTATCTCTTCTCTGGAATCAACAATGATACGCCAAGCCATTTCATCTTCGTGTCCGAACTGTGCATTAGTACCTTGACCGCCCGTCACACCAAACATATCTGTGACCGCATCTGCGGCGGCGGCTGTACCAAACTCTAAGGCAAGCATTGTATTAATAGTGCCGTTCCAAGGTTTCCCATCACTACTAAACCATTCAGCTTCAATATCCTGCCCTACGCCAATCATTACACCGTGACAACCGTATTCGTTTGGCTCTAATTGCTTGTAATAAGCAACCATATTCTCAAAGCCGTGTGTGCCGTATGTTCCCGATTGTCCGGGTGTATTCTCTGCCCGTTCGATACCCACTTCAAGAAGACGGTTGACAAACTCTTCCATCTTCGCATCTAGGCTGTTCTTATAATCCTCTAACTTGCCTATCGCACGTTCGATACTCGACTGCGACAAGCTAAAGCGAATCGTCTTAGCCATTGTGGACTATCCTCTTTAACAGATATACGGTTGACTGCACGTAAGGGGCTATCCTCGCAACTTGGTAGTCTGCCGAATTGCGTTTTAGGTTGCCTTGGCTGTCATAAACAGGCTCGTTATTCTGAAAGATAAGGCTTGTCTCGGTTATGGGGATTGCACCTTTGGGCATCACCAACTTACAGTCATAGTCGGCTGTGGAGACGCCATATACCGACGCCTCCGCTTCACCGCCTGAGAAGGAGATATTGCCTATGAAGTCTACAACCTCACCATAGCCCGAAACCGTATCAATTATCCGGGGAACTTCTTCCCCATCTATCACATCAACAACTATGTTTCCTTCGTCATCCGTTTCGTAAACGGGAATCTTCTCTTCATACAAGGCATATTTAAGCCTCTGCATATTCTTGCGAAGCAATCTCATATCTTTGTAACCGCCTTTCCCACCGCCTATGAGGGCTACACCCTACGGGTACGACCGACTAGCAAACAGCCACACCCATGCACAATCTTCTTATGATATCCTCGCAATAGGTAACACACCGTTTGAAAGTGTCTTGTAATCAATGAATACACGACTTGTGCCGCCCTCGTTGTTACTGCTTTCAAACTCGCTACCTATTAGGTTTCCCTTGTATGCCGCCTTTGCCTTGATATTAGGGAAAAACTCTTCCAAATCTTCGAGAATCATTTCCTCGGTATAGTAATCTGGATACCTGCGTTCCCGTCTAGTCTCCCTTATGGCATCCTTGACTTTAAGCCCGATAACAGCATCACTAGGTAGTATCTCCCCAAGGTCTGATAATTCAATTTTCAATTCCTCGACGATCTCTGCTTGTAACTCGCCTAAAGTCGCATACGCCATATCTGCACTCCTTAAAGACCTAACACCTTTACCAATTCAGCCTTGATTTGATTGCCGCTCATATCGTCAGCCCCATCAATGCCATTTGACTTAGCCAATTCAACAAGGTTTACCTTGCGCATCCGCATAATGTCGTTCTTGGTATATGTCAAAGGTCTAGTATCCGTTGCGGAAGCTTCGGACAATGTCTTTTCCACTTCCGCTACGGGTTTCGTCTCAACGTTTTCTCGCTGTTGCTTATGTCTACGAATCATCATGCTCATAAAAAAACACCTCCGAATTATGAAGCGGAAAGTGTAATCTTAACGAGCTTATTCTTGTTGTAAACGTAAGGTGCGAAAATCTTAGAACCGATGATGAAGTTGGTCTGTGCCAGCTTGTCACGGTCAAATTCTACGAGGGTATCACGCTTCATAAAGATAGCGAGTGCCTCACGCTTAACGATGTAAGCCGTTGCGTCTCCGCTCTGAACCTTAAGCCTATCCATAGGAACTACCTGTAAGCCGTGAATCATACCTACACGACCACGGATAATCTGCTCTGCGCCGACCTCGGTGTTAGGAATCCAATCATCCGTCTTACGAAGTCTTGTGTAGAATGACGGGGGAATTACAAGAACGCCCTCACCGCTCATATCCTCGCCGAACTTCTCTAACGCATCTGCGATACCATCGGACGGGTTAGCACTTGCGGCAATGGTGGATGTAAGTGTTGCGGTTGAACTCATTTCAGAAATAAGCCTTGTCTCAACACCGTCGTTGATTGCCATGATTACCTGCTTAGCCGCCTCGGTTGCGATGTCATTGTCATAGCCCGAAATGAGTGCCTCATCTGTGAACTCAACAGCACGACCATACTTAGATACCTGTACGGTTGCAACGCTCTGTGTCAGCTTCGCAATAGGAATATCCTGACCTTCGCTGACGGACTGTGCGGCGCCAACGTAGGAATATGAGGGCAAAGAAACGATATCGCCGGGTCTTCCTACAAGTGTGGTATCAATCTTCGCTAAAGGCGAAAGCTGAATGTTGTCGATTAACTTCTTGTTGACGTAATCCGCAATAACTTCGGGGTCAATCAAATCTGCCAACTTAGTAGCATATGTACCTGCTCCCATTTGTGTACCTCCTTAAAAAACTACAAATTAATAAGGCGGTTATATTCCGCCTCGTTCTCTCTTTTAAGCTTTGTTCGCTCAATCATTGACATTTTGTCGAACTGCTCTTTGGTGTATGTCTCTTGTGAACCACTACCAACGCCGATATTAGGCTGTGGCATTTCAGCTAGAATCTTCTGCTTTTCTGCCTCGACCTGTGCCTTGGTAAATTCACGCTGTAAGGCAAGCAATACCTCTGTATCACCGTCTACCTGCGCCGTTGCCGCCTTCTTAGCATCTTCTTTTGAATAACCCAAATCCATGAACGATTCTGCATAATCCTGTATCTGGACTTTGCGCTGAAGGTCATGTAACAGTTCATCCTTCTTCGCCTCGGCTTCTGCTTTTTCGGCATCTAAAACCTCTTTTTCTGATTGGGTGGAACGGTATTTCTTTTTCCAATCAGCGGCTTCGCTACTTGATTTGTCATTCTGTCTTTTGAGTTTGGCGTTCTCAACCATCATGGCATTGAACTTGTCCTGCAATTCCTCAAACTTCTGTTCAAGCGACTTGGCATCCTCTTTAGGCTTTGTTTCGCCATCACCCGTCTTAGGTGTGTCGTCGTTGTCAGGTGTTGTTTCCTCTTCAGCGAAAAACTGAAGGTTGTACGGTAATAACTTGTTATTCATTTGTTTGCCCTCCTGTTTGCTCTTTTTTCTGTCATTTCTCTTGACCTTGCGTTCTTACGTCTTTCTCTAGCGAGTTTTTACGTCTTTGCTTTGACATTTATATAAAAAAGAGACACCGCTAAGTGTCTCTCATCTAACGTAACGAAAACTGCATCTGCAATTTGCTATCTCTTCCAAGTGGTCTATTCCTGTACTGCCATCTGT